CTGCTATTCTTAGATGAGGTCTTCCGCATGTCTAACACCACAATGGAAGCCATGCTTGCATTCCTAGCACCACAACCAGATGCCAATGGAGACTTGGTATACCAGCTGACCACCAAGCAGAATGATGGTGGCGTGCTGGAAGTGCTGACATGCAAGGCAGACAAGTTGCACATTGTATGTGCGACCAATCTGTCTGAGGTCGATCCACCAGAGGCATTCATGGATCGCTTCCTATTCAAGCATGTTCGCTACAACCAAAAGGATATCGAGAATATATCCAGAGGTGTTGCCAACCATCATGGTATCGATAATGTCGATACACTGGCAGTCGGATTCGCAACAGTCATGGGCAAGTCTCGCGAGAAGTTTGCTCAAGGTCAGATTAAGAAGCCATTGAGTATTCGTGATCTGTCTCGAGGATGCACTCACAGCAAGGATGCTACATGCGAGAGCGTTGCCAGCTGGATAGCTGATGAGGGTCTCGACGGAATGCTCATGTGGAATGGGGATTCTGGGGATATCATCAAAGACAGCGAGGTCGGTGTGAATCAGCTCCGAAAGGAACTGAAGGATAGATGCAGTGATCGTCCATAATAACAGAAAGGATATTGTATGAGAAAATTCGATACAGCTGTTATAGCAAAAAAGGCATTCAGTAATGCGTGCCGTAAAATCGTTGGCAGACAGAAGGGTGGCGTGATCACTCGTATGTGTGCCGACTTGAATGAAGATTGCCAGCCAGTGATCGATCCCAGAGTGCCAACCGCAAACTGGCACTGGGATGGCAAACGACATGTGATCAAATGCGGAACATCACTGGATCAGATAGCAAACGCCAGCACAGTTGCCAGCGATGCCAAGTTGAAGCGATTCACTGAAGCAGTGATTCGACATGAGACTGAGCATGGTCGGCTTACTGATCGCTCGGACGATGTGCCCAATGCATGTCAGAGTCATGACATCCCATTTAGATTGTGGAATCTATTTGAGGATGTTCGCATCGAATACGCCAGTGCCACTCGCAAGGGTGGCGATGGTGCATTCCGCTGGATCAACTTCCAAGATGTGGAAGACAGCTACACATCAGCTGTAAACCTACTGCTAGCGTGCAAGCTCAATGAAGCTGGAATAAAGAAGTCACCAAGCTCCGCTGTGCCGAAGTGGATGGGTGCTGAGCATGTCATGTATAAAGGCAAGTTGAAGAAAACGCGATTGGTCGTGTTAGACTTCTATCGTCGTGCATGTGCATGTGTATCCAGTATGTCACTACTTCCAGTCATACTGGAGTGGATCGACATCTTCGGTAAAGAAGCTCCAGCTGGTGGCGATGCCAGCATCAATGGTGTCACTGATCCCAATGATAACGATACGCTGACTGACAGTGATCGCGACGATAGCAAGACTGAGAAGTTAGACGATGACCAGCATCCAGAAGATAAGCCAGCTGGAAAGTGGTCAACTCGACGAGGCAGGAAAATGAATCATGACCAGATATCTAGAATTGCGAGAGCAATGAATAGAGTCATGACCAACGCCAAGGTCGTTAAGAATCGTCTCAACTGCAATGGTCACAAGCTGAATGCCAACCAAGCCATGCAAGGCAGTGAGAAGGTCTTCCAGACCAGAGGCAGACAGCGAGGCAAGCGGTCGCTCACTCTCATCGTAGATATGAGTGGATCGATGGACTACCCTTATGCGATACATGGCGGTAAGGAGTTCATCTTGGCGTTCCGCAAGCTAGCCAAGCAAGGCAAGATCGATCTAGAGATACTGCTCACCCAGAATTGGGGTGGCAATAGGTCTGCATCGTATCGTATCAAATCCACTGATACAGATGAGTGGATTAACTCGCTGAGACCAGATGGCTATGGTGAGCGTATCATGCATTGCATGAAGCGTTTCGATAGACTGATCAAGTCAAGCACGACATCGGTGATCTTCACTGATGCCGATCTGACTGACAGCGACATCGATATCACAATGTATCGCCAGAAAGGATACAACACCATCGGTGCATACATCGAATCCAACGAAGATGATCTTGAGGATTCGCGTCGAGAGATGAATGAACACTTCGCACGAAGTGCTATCGCCACTGAGCCAGTTGAGCTGGCACAGCGTCTAATGAGGGAGATACTAAAGGATTAAGAATATGGATCACTACATTGAAGTCGCATTCTACATCCTAGTATTCATCTTGGCATCCATCCTCACCGACCCAGCTGTAATGTATGCTGGGGAGGTCGAGGTCAGCCAATCGGACATTGTAGTTGCCACGCTGATACTTGAAGCTGGTGGCGAATATGCTGAGGGTGCGATGGAGGCAGTGCATGAGGTCATACTCAATCGCTCCGCCATCCGCCAGATGACTCCAGCTGAGGTCTGTCTCCAGCCACACCAGTTTGCCAGCTGGTCGGTTGAGGATCAGCTAGCACAGCTGAACAAAGCCAAGTCTCACCCTAGATGGGGTGAGGCTTTTATCATCACACTGTATCCACAAACTAACTACACCAGTGGTGCAGATCACTTCCATGCGGATCATATCGATCCCAGCTGGAATAAACACATGAAGGTTACCGCCAAGATTGGTCGGCACATCTTCTATAAATAGAAAGAAAACCAATGAAATATAAATGCATATCAACTGAGCATTACCTTGCTCCCCACTACGAGTGGGAACTTCTAGAGAAACATGGCATCGATATCAGCGGATACTCTGAGACAGTTACTGAATCAGACTCCATGGTGGATGCATGGAATGGTATCGATGGTGTCACTACATGCCATGGTAATTGCAATGTAACTCCCATTGATGGATGGAAACATCTCTATGCCAATGGTAAACTAATCAGAGAGGAGGGTTAAATCATGTCGGATATAACAATAGAAAAATGCAAGTATGGTGGCTGGAGCGTATACGAGTTTGGGGTATACCCAAGGTCATCGGTGCTAGCTGGTCAGACTCGTAAGCAGTGGATCGCTGGATACGATACGCTAGAGAAAGCCCAGCTGGAACATCCAACAGCGGATGTCGGATACATGGATGCAAACAACTCATTCGATCATCTGCCAGAGGATGACATGGAATCCTACGAGCGTGAGTGCCTACGAAGGGAACTCTACGATGAGTGAGGAATTCATGTATGTCGTTCATGCTCATGTGGTTGAAGACAATCAGCCAGACTGGATTTACGCCAGTGCGTCCAGTAGGGAAGATGCTGAAGCGATAGCTCGCGAGCATTCCCAGCTGGGACTGATTGAAGACAGCTGGAGCATTAGCAAATTCAGACTAGCCAACTAACTAGCCAAGCTCACACTCCTCTGGGGTGTGGGCTTTTTTTGTGTCCGCACGCAAAAAATTTCAGATCCCCCCCACTATGGACACACTCTGACCCTAGCCTCTCGCTACTATGGACACACTCTGACCCTAAGTTTTTTTGGAAAACCCTTGACACCCATTCGCAGTTTTGCAAACCTATGCGATTGGGGATGCATGGTATCGATCTGATTTCGGTCAGAGACGGAGGTTCGATTCCTCCCATCTCCACCAAACCAATAACCAAATATAAAAATGATAACAAAAAATAAACCTAAAACTAAAAACGAGACCGCCTTACTGCGGAACTCAGTAATAGCATACACTCGCAAAGAGTTGAACCAAGACCTAGAAAAACTTCTAGGAAAACCAGTCAGAGTAAATCAAGCTCAGTGGGATATGGTTGCAGACTTGATACACAGTGATAACTACGCTTGGAGTTATATGGATGATGCGATAAACAAAGCGATTGGGGAGATGGCAGATAGCTTAAAATAAAAATGCAAATAACAAAACATAACGCCTACGCGATCCTTCAAGAACTTGACCACCAAGCCAAGGACTGCGATATACTTCAGCGAGAGATAGCATCCGCTATGCAAGTGGTCGAGAATACTCCAGTATTCTTTCGAGAGCAAGACCCAGATTCCTGCGATGTAGTGTGGACTATTGAGGATGTCATGGATCGATCCGATGAGGACTTAACAAAAGAGCAAGCCAGAGAAGTGCTGAGAGTCTTAGAAGACAATCACGATGCTGAGTTTGGCATTAACTGGTATGCAATCGATAACGCCATTGAGGAAGTGGTTGGATCATAATGGGAAGCTATCAAGAAATGCTAAGAGAGAAAACATACTCCGCTGAAGAGGTCGTGGACTTCATCATAGATAACCAGATAGCTTGGCATACAATGGGACTCCCCATCGAAGGTGATGGGGAGATTCATTACACCAGAAAGGTCGGCAAGTTTTCCGCAGAGCAAGACCTAGCTAAATATCCTTGGCTGGATGGCAAAAGCATCATAGAGGGTCTCTGGTTTTTAATGGACATGGAAAAGATGAAAAACGATGCTGACATTTGATCCCACACATGTAGAAAAATACGGACTCAAGGAAGCGATCATTTTAAACAAGATTATATTCTATGTTCTTCTCAATGAAAAAGAAAAAAGAAACCTTCGCAAAGGTCGGTATTGGACATTTAACTCAAGAGAGGGCTGGAGACAGACTTTCGGAATCTTTTCTTACGATCAAGTATGGAGATCACTCAAGAACCTTGAGAAAAAGGGTGCTTTGGTCTCTGACTCGTTCAATAGAAAAGCATACGATAGGACTCGCTGGTATTCTCTTTCGGACTCCACAGTCAAGGAAACCAAGTCAAGTGAGTATTGGCAAAAAGCCATTCGCAATTCTGCGATAAGCAATCGCAAAAATGCGAAACCAATACCATATAACAAAGAAATAATAAAAATAACACCCTACTAATTATGAATAATAAAATCGAAGCTCAGATAGAGCGTATACAAACTAGGATCGAAATGGTTCGCACCGAATCCAGAGTGCTATCCCACAAGATAGAGAGAATGGAACAGCAAAGAAAAGAGCTACAGGACGAGAAGCGTAGGCTGAAAGACCTAATGTCCGACATCTATGCAGATAGAATAGGAGGTGAAAAGTGAGCCACTTCTACGATTGCGATTCTTCTGAGCCATTCTTGACTGAAGCCAGAACGCCCACCCAAGCAAAAAAAATAAATGCGTATCCATCAGTGACTACTGTCATGGGAATAATCAAAGACCCATTTCTTGATGGAATCTGGTCACCCAATAAATTTGTCCAGCTGGCTCGCGAAAACAAAGACTGGGACATGGACGAAATCTTTAGACGCAAGTTTGGGATGCGGACTTCTCCGATAGATGGGGAAGAAATCACTTCCTCGGAGTTTGGCACATCTGTCCATGCTCGTCTGGAATATCATACGAATGCTATCATAGCTACAGAAAAACCTGCACAGTGGGACTCCGAGTGGGACAGCTGGGCTGAACCATTTCTGAAACACATTTCGGACAACAACATTGAGCCAGTTGCTTCTGAGCTTATTGCGTGGGATGATGAGCTGAAGGTAGCTGGGAGTGTGGACTTCATTGGCAAGATGCCAGACGGAAAATATTATATGGCGGACTACAAATGCAGGGACTGCAAGGGTCGTGGGGGCAAGTTCTATGAGAAAAAGGACTGCACCCAGCTGGCGATAGAAAGCTGGATGCTAGCTCGCATGTGGGACTTGGATTATCTGCCTTGGATCACCAGCGTTTGTATAGACATCGAAACCAAGAAGCATTACCACAAAGAGTGGACTTGGAAGCAAATGCAGAAGGGCATCGAAAGATTCAAGCTCATGGCAGAAATCTACTGGATGGATTTTATGAACCCCTAATGAATGCATACAAGTTTTTTTACACACATGCGGACAACGATGGCTGGGAATATTCTACGACAAAAATTGCTAAGGACGAAAAAACAGCTTTCAAGTATGCCTTTGGTAAAACTCAAAGAAAAAAGGATAAAATTATTTCCACCAAGCGTGGACTTAGAATCATTCTAAATAAGATTGAATGTCATGAAGTATCTGAAGTATTCCGAATTAGCCCACTACCGAAAAAAGAATCTACCAAAGAAGTGTCCGATAATGGAGACTGGATGCTCTAGCCCATGCGTGGATCACAACCACGACACTGGAATGGTTAGGGGCGTGCTTTCCATGGAGGGCAATACATTTTTGGGGCGTGTAGAAAACAGCTTCAAAAGATTTGGAACCGCTTCTACAGCTGGGCTTCCAAGAATACTCAGAAACATGGCTGACTACATAGAAAAGGGTGATACAAATTACCTACATCCAGTTGGATTGCGTCAGCTTACATCTAGGTTCAAAAGGTTAGTTGTTGAAGACCAAGAGTTTGCATTAAAAAAGATGGGAGCAAAAAAAAGTGAAATTAATTCTTGCATTAACTCAAAGGGTCGAGCAAAATTATATAGAAAGTTAATTACTAATCATGGAAAATAAAAAGAACATACTACAACTGATCCAATCGGAACTCAAAGCTCCGAAGGGACAACGCAATAACTTTGGCAATTACAATTATCGTAGTGCTGAAGATATTTTAGAGGCAGTGAAGCCTCTGTTGAAAAAACATAATTGTGCATTAGTTATCAATGATGATATAGTCGAAGTGGCTGATCGTGTTTATGTAAAGGCTACTGCTATGCTGGCTATTGAAAACACTCCATTCGCCAGTGCCACTGCATTTGCTCGCGAAACACTAGTTAAGAAGGGCATGGACGAAGCTCAGATTACTGGTTCGGCTAGCTCCTACGCTCGCAAGTATGCACTGAATGGTTTACTAGCCATCGACGATACGAAGGATGCCGACTTCACAAACAAACACGGCAAAGATTCTCCAGCTACCAAGAAGGTGGCTACAAATAATAACGACCTAATATAAGGGAGGTAAAAAATGAGTGATGTAACTCAAGAGTATGACAATACCAATAGAGGTGCGATGTTTAAAAACAGTCGCAAGGAAAAGGATACCCATCCAGACTTGGGTGGAACTATCAATGTGGAGGGTAAAGAATTCTTCATAAATGCATGGAAGAAGGAGTCAAGGAAGGGTGTTCCCTTTTACTCTCTCTCTGTAAAAGAAAAGGTAGCCAAAGAAGCAGTGGCTGAAGAAGCACCTTTCTGATTTTTCTATCATGGTGTTAGAATAACAAGGTAATCATTGGGGGGTAGGAGTTATTGGTCTCCTATCCCCCTTTTTTTTGAAAATGTATACTAATTCAAATAGGCATAGAATGCGTAAAAATATAAAAATGGAAAACAATAAAAGCAGTGTGCTTCCGTCCAGTGGAAGCATGACGAACTTTGAAACTGGAGCAGTGAGGGATGCAATGGATGGCAAGGGTTTGCCTTCTTTGATTCCCACTTGTGCGTTGAGATCAATAGCAAAACGCTTTGAGGATGGTGCTACCAAGTATGGTAGAGATAACTGGATGAAGGGCATACCCCTATCTAGATATTGTGATGCCAGCCACCGACACCTTTGGGCATTGCGTGATGGCGAAACTGACGAGGATCATTTTGGTGCAGTTCTCTGGAACATAGCTTGTTGGCAGAGAACAAAAGAAATGATTGACAAAGGAGAGCTACCAGAAACTCTAAACGATTTATAAAATGGATTACATAGATAGATACAGGCAAGCTCGTAGGAATGAATTCTCCACTGACGAGGATAAAAAAATACAAAGAGAATTCCCAGACCTAGTTCGCAAGGATATTGAGTGGGCTAAGAAAAATAATCTAATTAGAGGTCTTAGCTTTGAGGAGTATATGGAGCAGGAGGCAAAGCAAAGATATACAGAGATCACTCCAGAGATGCGTAAGGTCATTACACTTGAAGACCCAAAGATTCCTTCTTGGATCATTGGTCAGTATTACGATATCCCACCCACCACTGTGAATAACATTAGAGCAAAGGCTGTTGCTAAAAAGAGGAGGGAAGGGAAATCGTGTTAATGGATTTAGATAATACCACAACAGACCCCCAGACCTTCAAAAGTCTAGAGGCGGAAAAGAGCGTTATCGCCAGCATCATTGCCGAACCAGATGGCAGTGTGTATGATGATATTTCCAGAATAATTACCGAAGAAGATTTTTACTGTCCCAATAATCGACAGCTTTGGAAATCCGTTAAGTCCTTGGTAAACAAAAAAGAACCCATAGATGAGGTTACATTGAGTGAGGAACTCAGGGTGAACAACCAGCTGGAATCCGTAGGAGGTATGCCATACTTATTTTCTTTGATGGATAGTCCGCAGACTCCGCTATCTGGTTTAGCTTCAGCAAACATCGTCCGCAAGCACAGCCAGTCCAGAAACTTAGCTAGGCATTACAGACTTCAGCTGGAGTCCCTAAAGGAGAATCAAGCTCCATCGGATGTCGCCATCAAGACGGAGTCCGAGGTGAGAAAGATTATGGAGTCCGTCGATGACAGCAAAGAAACTCTTGCTTCCTCTGCGGAAAGCCTTCGATCCCAGCTGAAAAGCATGTGCGATGGCACATATGTTTCCAGAAAGATACCAACTGGAATTACACATCTGGATCAAAAACTTGATGAGGGTGGCATTGGCAGGGGCGAAGTTTGCGTCGTGGCTGCCCCAACCAGTTGCGGCAAATCCCAGCTGGCTTTAAATTTTGTGCTACGAGCGTCGCTTCACGCAAAAATTCCTTCTGCTATTTTTTCTTTTGAGATGCCAGCAAACCAGCTGACCAAAAGAATGACCCAGACATCTTCCGCTGTTAACTTGGGAAAGGTAGCCGATGGGGTTGCCACCGATAAAGAGCAGAAGCAAGTGGACGAAGCCATCACAAAGATTGCCGAAGCCCCAATATATACAGAACACACTGTCAGAAATATCGACGACTTGAGGTCAAAGGCTAGGCGATTGAAGCGTAGGCACAATGTGGAGATCATAGTGGTAGACTATCTACAGCTGATACCATTCAACCACAAACTGAGCAAGCACGAGGGCATATCTCAAGCATCCCATGGCATCAAACAAATGGCTATGGAGCTAGATGTAGTAGTCATCCTCTTGGCTCAGATCAATCGGACAGGTGCAATGCGTGATTCTGGCTTGGTTCTCTACGACCTAAAGGATTCTGGGGATATTGAGAACGATGCAGATATAGTCATTCTTATGTATCCCAGAGGGGGAGATGTAGACCACTGCCGAGATATTGATCCCCATGGTGTGCCTTACCTTGCAATGGATTACAATGTAGCAAAGAATCGTGAAGGTGAAAGAGACCTAAAAGGAACATTCAAATTCATCAACTCCATAGGGAGATTTCAATAATGAGTAAAAAACAAGATAAAAAAACACAAATCTTTAAACCAGATACCGAGGATGTATTGGTTCGTGGTCTAAATGCCATGACTAGAGCTTGTGACGCACTATCCCAGCAGAATGAACAGCTAAACCAAGATGTCGAATCCTTGAAGAAGAAGATATCTAGGTTGCAAGAAAGAATCCTAGTGGATCAGACCGAGAGAGAATGACCTCTAAAATTTTTGTGTTATAATTAACGCCCATGGCTAGAAACTACAGAAAAGAATACGATAACTAC